GCGTGGCGAGCTGCGTGGCGTTCCAGGGGTCGTACCCAAGCTGTCGCACCTTCAAGAGACCGCGCAGCTCGGCGATCTTGACGCGGATGAAGTCATAATCGATGACGTCGCCGGGCGTGGCGATCAGCCAACCGTCATCGACCCACTGCGCATAGTCGGGCTTCCGCTTCTCGGCGGCGCGCTCACGGACGCGCCCTTCGGGCACGAAGAACATCCAGGCCAGGTCGTGCGAGTCGTCGTCACCCGGCATGTCGATAGCAAGCGCCGTGATGTCGAGCTTCGTGGAGAGGTCCAAGCCCAGGTAGGCGATGCGCCCACGGAACTGTTCCAGGCCGCGCGGGTTCACGGCGCAGGCGTTCCACTTCTCGATGGCCAGCCACTTCGTGAGTTGCTGTGTCCAGACGTTCAGGTGGAGGCGCTTGAATGTGTTCAAAAACGACGTGCGACGCTCGGCCGTCTCGCACTGCTGACGGAGATAGTCGAGCTTGACGCTGATCCCGATGTTCGGGTTGGCCTTCTCCCACTCGGCTTCCAGCTGCCAGAACGGGGCATCCTCGTCACCGACTTTCTCTGGGACATCCGCTGCGAAGACGATGGCAAAGAACTCATCGTCCTCCAGTGCGCCATCGAGAATCTGGAGCGCGTAGTCATGCAGCTCCCAGCCGATGGACTCGGGGTCGTACACGCCAGCAGTCGTGATGATGAACGTCGCCGGCTGTCGTCGCGAGGCGAGCGCGGTGATCATGACGTCGAAGACGCCGCGGTCACGGTGCGCGTGAATCTCGTCGCAGAGATGGCCGTGCGGATTGAGCCCGTCCAGCGTGGTCGAGTCCGCGCCGAGGGGCCGGAAGAAGGACGTCAGCCGCAGGCAAGAGAGTTGCTTCTGGCGGATCGTGATGAACTGCTTCAGGGCGTCGGAGCGTTTCACCATCTCCTTGGCGGTCGTCCAGACGATCTTGGCCTGGTCTTCCTTCGTCGCCGTGGAGTAAATCTCCGCGCCCGACTCACCGTCCGCCACCATGAGGTAGAGACCGATGGCGCTGATCAGCTCGGACTTCCCGTTCTTGCGCGCCACTTCGATCCACGCGACGCGGAAACGGCGGAGGCCATCCTTGCGCTTCCAGCCAAAGAAGCACATGACCACGAACAGTTCCCACTCCGAGAGGATGAAGGGCTGGCCCGCCCACTCGCCCTTGTAGTGGCAACAGAACTTCTGGATGAACGCGACGGCGCGCAGCGCAGCAGCTTCATCGAAGTAGAAGCCCTTGGGATGACCGCCCGGCGCGAGCGACAGCGCCAAGTCGCGCGCATGACGGGCCCGCGCAGCGCGCTCATACCGCCCTTGTGCGCGCTCATGGACACGCTCGGGCGGCGTCGGGACGACGCTTGTCCGTCCCGTACACGCCGTAGCGGCCTTCTTACGCGGGGCTGATCGAGCCAACGACTTTGCTTTGGGCGCCAAAGAGGAACTCCTCTGCGTTGTCTTCGTCGTCCTTCGGGAGGCCATCGCCCACGGAGATGCGCGAACGGGACGCCGGCGTCAAGCCAAACTCCGTCGCGAAGTGCCGAACCTCGGCCCACGCGCGGAACGATACGGCAATGGCGGGGTTCGCCTTGAGCCCAGAGAGCGTCTGCACGAGGATGCCACCGTCATCGACCTCGCGATCCGCAGCGACCGCCATGGAGTACGCGCGGCAATAGCCCTCCAGTGCTGAGCTGTCGATCCGCGCGAGGAGCTTCAGCTTCGCCAGCTGTGGAACGATCAAGTGCCAGTGCGCACGCGCTACGTCGTCGCCCCGGAGACTCTCGGGACAGTCGGGGGCGCCCGTCACTGGCGTGGGCTCGCGCTTCTTGACGCGGGATCGCTTCAACGTCCCCGTCAGGCGCTTCAGCGCGGTGGGTTTCGGAGGTCGTCCAGTCTTTCTGCCCATGTTTTGTATCGCTCCCTACTTCTGGGAAGTACCAGAGGAACCTGGGCGCGCGGTGAGGGCGCTCTCTGCCCCCAGAGATTTACCCTCCATACGGGGTACCTCTGTCAGGAGTTGTGACGGTGACGCTCCTGACACCGGCCGAGGCGGTGGCGCATCGAAGCCAGTGTGCGCCTTCGCGCGCGCTGAGCGGCCACCCTCTTCCGTCGCGCTCTTCCGCCCGTGACAGCTGAAGCAGAGCGCCTGGTGATTGCGCGGGTCCTTGAAGAGCAGCGCGTTCCCCTTGTGCGGGATGATATGATCCACGACGCGCGCCATGGCTGAGCGGCCCGTCGCCAAGCACATGACGCAGAGGGGATGCTCCTTCAGATACTGTCGCGCGTAGCGACGCCACGCAGCATCGTATCCACGCGCTGAAGGAGAGAGCCGTCCCGTCTCCCGATCCGGGGCACGCTCCGACGCTCGATTGTTATGCGCTGGACAGCGTGCACCCGACGACACGAGATTCGGGCACCCTGAGACAACGCATGCGTGCAGTGAGCGAGATGGCATTGGATGCGGGAGCGGAGCAGAAGGGGAGAGCGGAACGACTCAGTTCAATGATACGCCCGTCCACGGAAGCAGGATAGGGGATACATAAGACACCCAGGACATAAGACAGGTCAGACAGATGGACACCGATTTTAGAAAGTCTCTAAGGCACTAACATTTCCTTAGGCACTATACCAGTTTCTAAAATCCGTCTTCTTCTGTCTTATCTGTCTTGCGCACTCTGTAGAGTCGAGTACGCGAAAACTCGTGTGGTGCATAAACAAGTTGCCTCAACGCGCGCCACCCGTCCCGAGCCCCGGAAAAACGCGAGCGTTTGACCTCTGTTTATGTTCCACATTTGCCCGCGGGGTAGTATCGTAGAAGCATGCTCCAGACGCTCACGCTCTCGGCGAACGCCGAACTGGCGGGCCTCCGCGCGCTCCAAGTCGAGCGCACGCGCCTCCTGCTTGACTTGCGATCCAACGTCCGCGAGGTCGGCCGTCGGACGCCCAACCGCGTCGCGCTGAATCGGGAACGGCGCGCACGCATCCGCACCCTGAACGCCCTGCTCAGCCGGAACGAACACGCCATCATGCTCACGGCGCTCGCGTACTGCGACGCCCTTACCCAGGAGGAAGCATCACATGCGGCTCTCCCGCACGCTCGCCCGGCCCGCCAGTCAGTTGCCGCCCAGGCAGCCGAAGCCCAACGAGGTCGTGTACCATCACCAGCTCGCCGCGGAGCGCGATGACGTTACGCGCACGTTCGCGACCGTCGAGCAGACGCTCACGCTCCAGACGCGCATGATCGAAGCACTGGAGAAGGCGCAGCGTGAAGCGGATCGTCGCCACGTCGCCCTCGACCTCGCGCTCGCCATGCACCGCGCGGAAGTCGAGCACAACCGCCTGACGAACCGCGTCAAGCGCGTCCTCTTCCGGCGGATCTTCTGATGGAACGCCCCACTGTCGAGAAGATTCTGGACGACGCCGCCGTGCACGCGACGTACCTGCGCGGCTTGCTCACGGAAGGCGTATCCCTGCCTGCAGCGCTCCAGCTGACGGGCTCCTACATCATCGCGTTGCGGATGCCCGATCAGGCGCCGCCGAAAGCTCCCTGGGAGGAGAAGTAAGATGGCCACTCACGACGAACTGACCGTCACGCTCACGCCGCGCGAGCGGCTCCATCTCATCAGCGTCAGCGACCTGCAGCACGCCGCGCAGCACGGCGACGATGCTTGGATCCGCGACGCCATCCGTGGATTCCAGGTTGCGCGCTTGACGTGTGACGAACTGCATGCGCTGCACGAGAAGCTCAACCCCGAAGCCGTGGAGCACGATCTGGATGAGCTGGTCCCCGTCGAGTTTCGCACGGGCGCCGCAGCGGATCGCGAGAGGTTGAACTGATGCGCATTTCCCTTGACATCACGCTGCGGGGCACGCCGCACGATCCCATGCCTCAAGACTTGGATCGTGCCGTCCAAGAGGCCTTCGATCAAGAGCTACCCGTGAAGTTCCAGGGCCTGTCCTTTCCCGACACCACGATCATCAGCGTGGATCGGAGCTTCAACAAGGACGGCTGGAGCATCACGTGGCACGCCGAGGGGAGGAGCGTCTCATGACTGACGCTTGGCCCGAGCGACATCAGGACCTCAACCTCTTCCGCGCAATGATCGAAGACGCTGAGCACGTGGAGCGCGAGCATCGTGCGACGTTCCCCGAAGGCGTGCGCCCATTCCCGCCGCGCTCGGAGTGGATGCGTCGTATCCTCGCTGCCATGGCGCAGGACGCGGCGAGGCTCGACTGGCTGGACTCACAATGCGAGAACGATGTTGCCGAGGATGGCTATGGCGGACAGGAACTTGTCGGTCACATCTGGTGCATCAAAGCACAGCGCGCAGACGTTCGCTCTGCTATTGATGCGCTTATGGCCGA